CAAACTCAACCCTGAACAATCATAGCATTATTCAGGTTTGGTCATCAATTATCCCAGATTGCCTCTTTCTGTTTCTGTTGCATTGCCGCAAATTTTTTGCGCCATTCAACGATGTTGTCTGAATCGATTCGGACTGGAGCCTCACCCTCTTCGGGGATCATCCGACCTAGCATCGCTAGTTGGTTGCCACTCAAGAGGTTTACATCTTCTACTTCAAATAATAGGTCACCGAGGGGTCCGAAAATCTGCATCTCCCCTTCAGAGTTCACAAAAATACGTTCCATATCATTCACCCATCATTGAATAAACCGTGGATTCGGCAAGTTTTAGGCGTTTTGCGATTTCGGATACCGAAAGCCCACTGGCCTTGAGCGCCGATATTCTTGCTTTAACGCTTGACTCACGCATTCTCCTGGTCAATCTAGTACCTGGGACATCTCTACTTTCCCCACTCATTGCTCCGGTCAGAGAGCCGCCGCGGCCTTTTGCGGTTTCGATTCGTTTCAACTCTTCGTCGATCATGGATATGAAGTTGTTTTTGAAGTCGGGCTTACCCAGTTTCGGGTCGTTCTTTGGATGGTCGAAAATTGGAACGTGGCCGCCCTGCTCTACCGATATTTTGTTGTATTTCAAATACGCCTCATATGGAGTTGTTTTGTCGTCAATTTTCAGATCGTCCGCCGTGATGTCTTTCCAGTCACCAGCTGAAATTTTCCTAGAAACCCACTTCTTTGTCATCGCAGTATTGAACGGCTCAACTTCGTCGAGGTCCATTGCTGGGTGATTGATGACCACATCGATGCCGTGTTCCTTCTTTATAGATTCGCGTTTTCGTGCGGCTGCAATCAAATTCGTAAAACTTGCCCATGGATTGACTCCGACCGCATTCATGAAACTGTCGGGCATTTCAGCTCCACGCAAACCTCGCGCATCTGAAACTATGGATTCCACGTCCGATAGGTCAAAACCACCTAATGTCAGTGATTCCGCGTATCTGGCTTGTATGACAGATGATGCACTGGCAAGCGTGTCTTTTCTTCCTGTTTTTGCTTCAAACAAAATCGCCATCGGATCAAAGAATGTGGATGCTAGGCGACCGTTTTCCGAAAGTGTCGAAAGTCGTGCACTTGGTGCAATGACGTCGGCGCCGCTCGTACTTACGTCGCTGACCGAATCACCTTTCACCGTAAGGGTTCGTGTGGAAGTTTCCGGACGGAGAACAATCAAGTTTCTGCCGTACTGAGCGTCTGCCTTCGAGTTTTTTCTCCTGCTGCTACTGAACGCCGCCTGTCTTCCCATTTTCCCGGCGGCTGGAACACGGTGTTGAATTTCGATGTCGTCCCCATAAATGTTTTTTAGTTGGTTTTCGCGGACTTCACCGAATGTCTTTTGCAGCGCCATTCCGGACGATGGTCTGATTGCTGTCGTTTTTTCGTCGGTAGCGCCGGCTGGAATGCTGAACAGCATAGATTCTGCCGAGCGTCTAATTTTTGGAACATCGAAGCCACTGTTGGCAAAACTGTTCCCGTCTTGCGTTTTTCTGCCTTGGTGTACGGTTTGGTATCTGCCAGTATCTAGTAGGCCGTTCACGTCGTTCATCAACACAGTCGTTCTGTTGTCAAACGGGCTTTCAAATTTTTCTATTGCATCGTCAATTGCGGCATTCCATTGTTCTGGCGTCATTTCTTTAACTTCTTTTATGAAGTCATCTATTTGCGCTACGAGTTTTGTATCGCCTCTTCCACGAGCTATTTCTTGAGCAACCTGCAGCCGCATGCCGAAGCTGTTGTCTTCTTCGGGTGAGTACATTTCCCTAAATATGTCAAGGTCGGTTTTGGTTTTGTCGGTGGCCAATTTCCGTGCATACGCTTTGTAATCACCGGATAATTGTGTCTTTCCCTGTAAATCGCTTGCGATTCTTGCTGCTGTTTGTTTGCGTCTGTCATCGACCGCTTCACGAATTATGCGAGGCATAATTTCTCGTTCTTGTCGTTCAATGTCCACGCCAAGGTCTTTTGAGCGAGCAAGAATATCGGCGGTATTTTGACTGCTCATTGCGCCGGTAAGTCCAGAGACCGGCGGTTGATTGCGCCGGTAATTCAAAACTGATTCCGGGTTGACCTCGCGGCCCTCGTTGTGCATTTTTATCGCCCTTGCAACAAGGGCATTAGCGGCAAACTCAACGTTTTGGCGATCTTCCAAATTGTTCTTCGCCGAAAACCCGAACAACGGCTTGTTTTTACCGATCAACTGGAGTTCGTCATTAGGACCCAAACCGCTGGTAACAGTTGCATCATCGCCAATAATCAAATACCCCGCCCCTCGCAGATTCTGTTCCCACCGATTGAGCATCTCGCGATCCTTGACGTCTCTGAACCGGGTGTATCCCAGGCCCTGTTCATTTGCCTCGCGTTCAGTAAGCGGCGTCGCAATATCCTTTGGTACGGCCTTGTGAGCGTTTCTTCCGTAGTACCCCTGCGTGCCCAGGCCTCTTGATGCGGGGTATGCACTCAAAAACCCCATGGTTGGACTTTCGTCAAGTCTGGCGAAAAGCCTTTCATAACTATCCACGACCCCTTGTTCCTCGGGAATGTATTTTTCAACGCTGTCGATGATTCTTTGGTAGCCGTCTTCGTTTGCTTTTATCCAGTCATGATTGAGGTCATATTCGACACCTTCCTTAAAAGACTGCCGATCGGATCTGCCGTTGAGTCCGAATTTTTCGTTTAGGAGTTGCGCCTCGTATTGTGTTTTGGGGGTGATTTTTCTTTTTGGGTCTCGCATTGCTTCAACTATTCGCTGTCTGGATGCGAGTCTGTCAAGTGCGTCTTCACGTTGACGGCGTACACGGCTCAGTGTCATTTGATTTAGGGCCCCCGTATTTCCGGACGCGCCCGCATTTTCCGCCCCTCCACCATCGGTCTTATCGGGGTCAAGTACGCCACCGTCCAAAGACGGTGCACCGACGTGGATTGCGGCACGCAATCCGTTGCCGACGGCAAAATCTTCGTCGGTCAGGTTTCGTCCTTCCTCAATCAGCGTTTTCAATTCGTCTTCCGGGATGTCTTCTAAACGAACTATCCCCTGCTCTTTTTGTGTTCTGGCCTGATCCGAAAGAAACTTTTGCAGTACGAGTTCTTTTCGGGATTGCTTAATTTTGTTCAGAATTTCGACTTCGATGTTTGTTTTCTCTTCTGCTTCAATTTCTGCCAGCTCAGCTTTGGTTAGGTTTCTTGGTTTACCGCCATCGAACACGTCCAGATTGCCGAGGTCAACATCATCCTTTATGCTCATGGTTACGCCGAAATCGGCGCCCAACCAATCTCCTGTTTGCTTGTAGTGATCGTAGGCTTTTTGCAATTTTTCGACCCGAGCTTCGCTTTCGGCCACCCGCGATGTTTGTTTTTGGGCATTGTTTTCCGCGACCGCGGAGTAGTGCATTGCCCCAGTGAGACCGTCATAAGATTTTTTGGGCGACCGATCGGTGCGCTCAGGTGCGAGAGAAAGGTTTACTATTGCGTTTCCTGGGTGGTATTTTCCGTCTTTATCGTTCCATTCGAACGGATGTAGGCCGATTGAGGGTTCTTCGTCTGGAACGATTTCGAACTCTTCAATTCGCCCGCCGGAAAGTTTGAACGCACGGTCAAAGGACTCCCCGCGGGCGCGTAGATTTTTGAAGGTTGATTTATTTACCAATGAATCGTCGTATTTCAAGCCGACAAGTTTTCCGTCCGGCGAAAGCCCTACACCACGATCAAAACTCAGCTTGAGCGCCTGAAGGTCTTCTGTTGAAACAAATACCGTATTATCAAAGGACGAAACCACCGCAGATTCTTCAATCGTCGATCCGGATGTGGGCTTAACTCTTTGCACACGGCCGTCAACATTGACGGAATACTGCGAGCCTTGAGATGTTTCGAATTGTGCGTATCGCTGTATGGGCTTTCTGTCGGAACGTGACATCGCCCCAGTAAGGCCGCCCGACTTCGCCTTTTCAATTTCTGCCCCCGTAGCAAACATCACCCTGGCTTCTCCGGTGTACGGACGAACACGTATCCATGACAAGTCTGGCATCTGCTCTAACTGTTCTTCTGTGACGTTCGTGTCAAAATCTATTGTGTTCGCAGGTATGTATTTTAAGTTGCGGGCGCGCGAGATTTTGTTGAAGCCGTAAAGCTCTTCAGGCGTGAGATCGGGTTTGCTCGCGGGGTCGGGAAACTCGATATTGTCCAAAAGTTCTTTTCGCAATTCGATGAGTTCGGCTTTTGCGTCTGCCGACATGCCGACAACATTGTCGCGAGACGGCAATCCCGCAATTAGATTTGCCATGGCGCCAGCGGCCTGTTTCTGACGAACCGTGCTAGGTCCAGGTGTATCAAAACCAAAATCTTTGTCCATATTCAATAAAGCAAACCCCTCGGCAACTCTTTCTGTTCTCAGCGATTTTGCGTATTTTGATGTATCGGCAAGGATTCCCTTTTCGTCAAGAACCCCTGCGGCCTCGCCAAAAACCCCCTGATTTACGTCCCACCCCAACGCCTCGCTGAGTATTTCGCTCATGCGCGCAGTAATTCTGTTTACTCTTCTTTCCTGACCCTGCTTTGGTCGCGAGACACCGCCCGTCCTGTATGTATCCCCAGTAGTCATCCATTGCGCAGTGTGTCCAACATCCATAACCTGATAGTTCAAAGAGCTTCTCCCTGACGGGAGAAGGGTGTCGTGACCGGAAAAAGCAAATGCCCTAATCAGCGACCCCTCGTTCGCCGCTTCTCTTGGGTTGCCGTTGATCCCCAGTCCCCAACCAACGAAGTGCGTGAAAAAACCTTTTTCACTATTGTTCATATCGTCAATCTTGTATGTAAGCGATTTCCCGGTGGCGAGCGCATACATTGTTCCGGCGGCCGAGTCACCTAGTTCTGGTCCGGCGGTTCTTATTTGGTCAACGACGGGCGGAGAGTTGATTCCGGTTTTTAGACCGTAACCCTCCAATTGTGAGACTAGGTCAAGGTTGTGTCCCCCCTCGTGAAAAACTGTTGAACTTAGCGTGAGGCGCGTAAAGCGTGTGAACGATCCAACGGTTGAACCGTACGGCCGTGAAAAGTCTGGACTTTCTACATCTTCTACGAGGTCGTCAGGTAGTCCAATTTTTTGGTTGGGCACCAACCTTCCGCTCACTATTGATAGACCCGCAGACCCGGAACGGGAGTCGTTGGTGGAAAAAGACAGGATCATGCCCTTTAGTTGTGGAAATCTGTCTGTGAGTCTCTTCATGTTCGTAAGCGTGGTAAGAATCTGCGTCTGAGCTTGATTCTTTTTTTCCGATACAAAAGTTTCGACGTCCCCAGACGTCAATTGATCCAAACGTTTGACCAGTATCTCCCTTTCACGTTTCCTTCTTCTGAGTTTGTCTTGCATTAGTTTTTCGGTTTCATCAAGAGTCATTCCATGGAACGAAAGCCCATTTGCTTCGTCAAGTAAATCCGTGTTTTTGGGGTCGTTACGAAGCTTGTCCTGAACAGCTCGTATTTTGGTCAATTTTTCTTGATATCGCTGAAGCTTCGATTCGGCTTCGGTCATTTTGCTTTCCAGATCTTGCATCCATTCCCGAACATATTTATCTCTGTCCGGACCACTACGCAGATACGCGTACTTCTTATTTATTCCATCCATGAGTTGCGAACCACTGGCTCGCCTAATCATGGCCGTATTGTCCACATACCCCGTTTGACTCATTGAATCAATAAGACCAACACCTGCTGCTTCGGCGAGTTTTTCGAGTACGCCAGGTTGCTCTATAAAAGTTTGTCCGTCTGGCAATCGACCCAACTCGTCCATTATGTTGTCGCCAAATCCGGCTGCCGCCACAAGATTGGCCGCATCCGTATCAAGCACGCGAATCGCCTTGTTCGTGTCAAGCTCAATAGTCATTGCGCCAGGGTTCGCGTCTTCTCGCCCGGGCCGATCGTACATTCGCTTTCCTCGTGTACTAATTGCTCCGGTAAGCGCAGAACCATCTGGGGTTCTTCCGGTGACCTTACGCGGACTAAGTGCTCCGGTGAGACTCGGTCCCATCGGACCAGAGATTCCCGAACCCGTGCTCGAACGTCGCGACCTCGATGGAAGAAGTCTGGAGAGACCTGAACCTCTCGGACTTGGACTTGGAACCGGCGTTCCGGTCGGAGTCACCGGCCCTCCGGTTATGGTGCTTACCCCAAATTCGTTATTTCGTTCATGCCAAACATCTGGCATCACTGTGCCAGTAAATTTGGTGCTTGTTGGTGGGTGATTGAAAATTCTATTCATTGCCGCATATACGTTGTCGGTGATCTCAGTTTCTGTTTCCGGGGTTGGAAACAGGCTCGGGTTGGTTGCCTGAAACGCGGCGTGCTCCCTGGCGAAACTTTGTACAGCTTGAGGACCAAAATGTCTTATCGCCGCGTACGCTTCCGCTCGAGTTTCAATCAGGTTTGACTGGCCGTATCGTGCGCCGATCATGCGCTGCAGTAGTTTGAAATCTTCGTCGGTGCCCCCAACGTCATCGGTCATTGTGCTGTAAAGCTCCCGGTAAAGCTCCTCGACAGCTTCTTTCATGTCTTTTGTCGTGCGCCTTACACGCTGTCCGGTCGGGAGTGTTTCGTACCGATTGCCGGATTGGAAACTTTCGATTCGTGCGATCATTGCCTGAATTCGCGCAAGACGCGGGTCCCCTAATGGGTTAGTCATGTTTCTAAGGTCAATTTGCCATTCGCCGTTTTTACCCTTCGTAAGCGCGTCCGGCGAAAAACCCAGGTTTTCCATTGCCTGCCCGAAGTGGTTGATGTGCCCAAACTCGTGAGTCCCCGTATACAAACCCTGGGAACGCATATTGAATTGCGATCCGTGCGCAGTATGGTTTTTGTCGTTGCCGTCACCTTTGGCCAGGTAGTAGGCGGCAACCGGGTTGAATCGCACCGACAAGTGAAATCCGCTTTGGCTGATCGGTGCATTTGGGTCGTATACCGTTTGACCTTTTTTGTTTACGCTTGAAGCTGTTCCGCGAAGATCCATTTCCCAGCCGTTGCCGGGATCGTTCGTTCCAACTACCAGTTTGGTAATCCACTTGGCTTTTTCTGGATTTTGTTTGAGCTCCATGAAAAAACTCTGAAAATAAGAGTCGAGGTAATCTTCCATTTGGACTCTTTGGAGTGTTGTCAGCGGAGCGTTTTTCAGCGCATTGTCCCAAAATTGTGCAGCCTCCGCCGGGTCGACATTGGGCATCAGCTCCTGCACTGCGGCCAAAAAATACGCCCTGCCTGCAGCGTTTTGTTTGAAATGCCGTACTGGCTGCCCACTGGGAAGCGTGAATAGTCCGTTCTTAAAATCTTGTGAGGTGGAAAAAGCTTGGTTTATCATCGAGCGTCCACGCTCAAGATTTTCTCTTGCGCCGACTAAAGCCTCGCCGCCATATCCCGTTGGGTAATCTCTGGCGCCCGGGGACATCGCCCCGATGAGTCCGCTGGTCGCAGCTCGACGAGCCAATCGTGCACCGGACGAAATAGCGCCTTTCGGTTTCATGGGCACAGGAATGAAGCAGTTTGAACCTGTTATGTCCGTGAATTGGTTGGCGTTCGGCGTACCGGGCGGGCAACGGAGTTTGTTCTTGTCGTCAACCCACAGTCCCCGTGCTTTGGCAACCATGGACAGAAGTGAGTAAATACTGTCTTTTATTTTCGGGCCAAGAGACTTTTGACCGAACCCGTCAAGGAGCGCTTGGTCCATATTGTTTATCGGACCAAAGCGTGGTCTTTTCTTTTTGTCGGGTTTCCGATTCAGCAACTTGCCTTCGCCGATGTCGTCGCAAAGATTGAAATGAAACCCAGGCGGCACGAGAGGGAGTGGATCGCCCGGCGCCCAATTCTCCAGCCACTGCGTGTACGGCTTCATGCTCGAGTTGCTAACCGTCGCAGCTTCGGCGTTTCGTTTCTTGGTTTTGTCGTCGAGCTGTTTGAAGAACATTTCGCCGAACGGTTTCAGCGGCTTTACCGTTCTGCTCAGTCGGTCGCCCATTTTGTCAACAGGCTTGTTCGACTTGGTTCGTGTCTCGGGGTTGCGCTTGGGAACGTGCGTGTACGAAATGTGGCGGCCGATTGACGGGCAACACTCAAATGGTTCTACGTTTTCCATACGGCTATCTATACCGACCTCTATCCTCAATCATCCCATACTGGCGGTTCAAAGAATCGATATGGGATGCGGTGAAGCCGCACCGCGTGGATTAGAAATCTTGTGGCTTGGTCGCGTCGATTTCCTCGGAGAGAAGCTCAAACTCCATCAACGACGAAAGGAACTTGCCTTCCTCGGAACCGGCTACCACCGCACCATCAGATTCGGACTTTTCACTACCACCCCAGTTTGCTGGAATGAGTTCTGACAGCCCGAGAGCCTTCGCCCTCTTCGTGATATGCGCTTTTGCGGCGCTCTTATCCTTGGCTCGACCGAAGGCCTGTATCGCATTCTTTAGGTCAGATTCGTCCTTGATCGGATACGACCCGTCGGGGAGTGCTGATCCCTCTTTGGCCATTTCCGCTCTTGTTTCATCCGAATATGCCCGCTTTAGGGCAATCTCTGCAGCCTCTGCTTCGATTTCTTGCGCCTCTTCTGAGGTGTACTCGTCGTATCCAAGCACATTGCCCTCAAGGCTGACGAATACATCGTAGGACTTCCCGTCGATTCCATCAATTTCAACGGCGTATGCGTCGAAGCCGTCGAAAATATCTGGCTCAACCTTCATGACTTCGCCCTGAACGCTCTTTACGGCAATGTCTGCAGCATCATGGAATCCGATGACAACTCGCGACTGATTTGCGGTCTTGAATTCGATATCGCTCATTTCGAGTTTGTGCCAACCGAGAATTTCTCCGCTCGAGCCGTCGACAAAAACCTCGACAGGTGTTCCGTCTTTTCTTTCTACGTCGAGAACAAAGGAGTCGGCCGCTTCGCTGTATCCGGAGTCGAGAACTTTCCCGCTGATTGCGTCTTCGACCATGCCTTCGACTTCAAGAAGTGACGGCATGCCGTTTTCCGCAACGCAACCACCAGGGCATGATTCGCATACTTGGTGGCCAGCCGGATAAACCTTGCGATCCATACCGCAGATAAAGGGTTCGTCGTCAAAGTCGTCAGACTTGTAACCGAGGGTTGCCAGACGTCTTGAGCGCATCTTCTTGCGCATTGACATAACGTCCTCGTCCTCTTCCTCTACATCGTCCATCATCTTGTATCCGGTGGGAGCACAACCGCCCTTGCACTCGGCACAGGGCGCGTTGACCATAGTTTCGCTGGCCTTGCACATGAAGCCACCGGTCGCCATCTTTTTCCCAGGCTTCTTCTTGCCTGCAACGGCCATGTACTGCGGGTCGGCACCAGCCGCCATCGCGGATTCCATTTTCTCAATGTCCGACTCTTCGACATCTTCGTCGTCTTCTTCGATTGCTTCCATTTCCTCGTCAGAGGGCATTTCGGAGTCATCAAGCTCCTCGTCTTCGTCGTCTGACATCATCGACGATGCAACCATTGGCCGACGTCTTTGCATCGCCATTGCAGCCTTCTCGTCGTCGGCGAAAGTTGTTTCGTCGATTGTCATGTCGTCATTTTCCATGTCAATGTCCTCATCTTCTTTGGCTTGAACTGCCAACGCTCCGCATTTCCCACAGACTTTAGCGCCTGGGGTGTAGCCACAGTCGTTAGTCGCCATACCTTTAGCACACGAGATAATTTCCCCGTCCGATGAAAGTTTTGCGATTAGTTGTTTCCTGTCAGCCATCGATGTTGTACCTCTTAAACTGCATAGCGCCGGAGAGGCAACCTTTGGGGTTGCCACACCCAGCGCACGGATTCGCGCGCTTTTCTCCAGAAACCATGCAGTTATATTTGTTGGAAACGGCCGCTAAGCCGCCGTTTTTAGGATAACCCATTACTGGCTTGTTCTGTTGCACCATCCGTCGTCCGGATGTCAAATTGATGCGAGCACCAGTTGTCTTGACAAGGAGATCTGCAATTTCATTTATTTCTGCGTCGGTGAGGTGGTCGATTTGCGATATGCAAATGCCGTCGGCCGTTGTTTTTACATTGAATCCGTCTTCTGAAGCCAGAAGGCCAACAAGGGAATTGACAAGATTTATTTGACTTTTATCGATGAGTAGCTCAATTGACCCCGCATCGATGCTTTTTGTCTGGATTCGGCTCGAGATTTCCGAGCGCAGTTTCTGCGGTGCGTTATTCATTATCTTTTTCTGAAAGCGTCGAGTTCTGGCATTCTTCGTCTTGGAATATCTTGTCTCATGCCCCTGGCACGGTTGGTTAAGGGACTCACCTCGCGGAATCGGGTGTAGGAGCCGTCAGCGATAACTTCTGACATCAGTTCGGCCGCCTGATTGAAAAGATCCGCCGCCGCTTCGTCCTTGTATAAATCCCTCATTGTTTGGGCTTGCGCGCGCATGGCACTCACATTGTTTTCGAGGCTGTACTCATATCCATCAACTGCGTTGCTCTTTGGGCTGAATTCTCCACGTAAGAGATCTTCTGTCTGCCAGAATATGGCTGCACTTTCGTCGTCGAGACCACGACCATTTGGCGTGTTTGGTCCGTCCCTTTCAAGAAGCGCTTCACGGAATTTTTCGGCAAGAGCTTCTCGTTTGCGGAGCTGGTTGATATATCGCTGCTCCATTTGCCTGACTCTCTTGCGGTTCATCTTGAGACGTGCGGCCACCTGGTCAAGCGTTTCTCCGCCCATTCGTGATTCAAAAATTTCTCTCGGTGATCTGCCGGGCTTTACTGCGCCCATTGCACCCGTGATACCCCTACCGGCTGGCACGGGCACCCTGGGTCTGACGGGTCTTGTTGGTGCGGGAATTGGCGGCTTAACCGGAGGCTTGACTGGTGCTGGTGTTCGTTCCGGTGCGGGCTCTGGAATTTTTTCTGGCACGGGTTGTTCCTCTGGATTCGGAACTCTCGGCATCATTCTTGCAGGCTTTGGTTTCTTCCTTTTCGGAACATAGGGTCGCTCAAAAATGGTGCCGTCTTGCACAAGAAGGTCTCCGTCTGCGTTTCTTGCATCGGGATTAAATCTCACTCTTGTTGCGCCACGTAGTGTTGCGCCAAGTTTCTTTTCTTCGAAGTCGTCAATCAACTCAATCAAATTGTCATACGAATTATCATCGAGCCGGTCAATGTTCTTGATGGCCAACCCAACATCCAAGAGCTCTACATCCAGCCCCTTCTCGTCGGCCTCATTTATCGCACCCATCAGACCAATGTCATCTGCGCTATGAACAAAAAGGTGTTTGCCCGGGTTGTTGTCCTTGAAGGCATTCCAGGACGGCATTGGCGTGCCACAGGAATCGCAGCAACCACCATCATCATCTTTCCCTGAGGATGCCTCCCACCCGAAAGCATGGGCCGGACGGTTTGTGTCGGTTGGTACGTACACGACCTGTGGCTTTACTTCCTCGGAAGTTCCGAACATGTATTCACTTCCTTGTGAGTGGTATGGAATTCGGAGTGTTGTGTTTACACCATCACGTCGCATTTCGGCGACGATCATGTTTTGGTCGGCGTACATAATTCTGCAAGGTCCACCAAAGTGCCTTGCCACAGCCTCGGTAAGCGCCAAACGCGCCACGTCTTGTGGGCGTGCCAGCACAACGTTTGCTGCGTAGACGTCACCGATGTGATTTTTTGTTTCAATTTCCGCTTCGTCCGACTTCTTCTTGGTATGTTCGTAGCGGTCTAGGAGTCTTCTTCCCTTTGCGGCAAGTTTTGCCGCATCTGAGCGATCTTGTGGAACAGGTTCGCCCCAGGCAGCCGCTGAGAGCGCCAAACGCGTCGGTCTTCCCTTTGCGTCTTTCATTGGTCCCCTGGGATTCGTGAAGAAGCGCGTAAGAAAAGAACCTTTTCTTCTCATCTTCTGTGGGGTGTCTGCGGCACCCTTGACGCCCGGTTTTAGATTTGCGCCCTCTTTGCGCTTGAAGTGCGCTCGACCGGCGGCCGTCAATCCGCCCTTTGGATCACGCAAGACTGGTTTGTCTGCTGCTTTTTCCTCTGGGCAACAATCGTCTTCAAGTGATTTGCCTTTGATTGGCACACAGTTCGGCACCATCTTGCCGCCCTTGCCCTTCTTCATTCCAACCTGCTTGTAGCCGGGCCAACACGGGCCATTTTCGGCTTTGACTTCGGTGTTTTGTTTGTCGGACTTGATTGAGATCGTTCCGGTGAGTTGGTTTGCACCGTGAAGAACCGGAGAAACTTCGTACAGTTCCACTTCTTTCAAGAGATTGGCGCTTTGTGCCGGGTCAAAAACCGCGTCTAAGGTTTTGTAGCCGATCGACCACTCTTGCTCGGCGCCAAAAAAGACGACGTTTGCAAAAGCCTCACGACCGCGTTCTGATTTTAGATTGAACTGAACCCTGGCAAACAAACCACCTACGCCACCCGAACGCATTTTGGACGGGAGCCGCGGGTCGTTGGGTGGTACTTCGTAGATTTCCAACACCTTGCCGATGGGTTCATTCCAATTGTGGCCCCATACAACACGCGGCTTGCGGCGTTTTAGGCTGCCATTGAAGGCACCCGGCAAGACCACGTCACCGACGGAGTCCTTATTGCCGATTGCGGCGACAAAACACTCAACGATTCCACGTGCCTCGTCTACGGCGACCTGGCCGTCGAGGGCCTTGTATTCGGCTGTCGAGGGTTGAATGCTCGTATTCTTCAAGGGCAGACTCCGTTAGTAAACAAGGTTCCCAACAATAATAAAATAAGTAAATCCAATCTGGCGGAACATTTACGTAAATCTTCCTGAATTTACGTAAATCAGAAATCGAAGCGCAGCTTGCACCTACAGTTGACCGTCAGGTGCGGTGGGGCAAGCGGGTCGCCGGGGAAACGAATCTTCAAATTGTCGACGGAAAAAGAATCCGTCAACCCGACGGACTTTCCGTGAAGCGAAACGTGATCGGCGCGAACCTTGGCATCTTTTCTGGTTATCCATGTTTTGTTGACTGCGCCAATCTGTTTGGCCGCAAAATATGTTCCTGCGTTGAAAGCCGTTTGCGATTCGTGTTCGGCGATGACTCTCCTGCGTTTTAGGAGCAAATTGACGAATACGGCTGCTATTGCGGTTTTTAGCAAACCAGATTTGTCTTCTTTGTCGTCAAGTGATGATGCGATTAGAATTGCCGCCTCGATTTCTTTTCGGGTGTTGGCATTCACGCTTTCTACTCTTTTTGTTTGGGCAGCAAGATATTCGTCTAGTTCTTCTTCGTCAAAATCGGTTGGCATACCAGACCGCTCTTCGGCAAGGTTGGCCGCATCGACAACAATCCCGGAAAGAAGGGGTCGGATATCTTCGCCCAACTGTTTATTCCAAACCACTTCGTCAAAAATTGCCTCAATTTTTAGGGTTCCGGTAGCAAGTTGTTTCCTTGCTTTTGCTCCCGTGGCTTTTTCCAACACGACCCGTTGTTGTCGCTCAAAGTTTCTTTCGAGCTGATTATCAAGAATTTCCGTCCACCTACCTACATTGTCGTCGGCTTTCGTATCCCACTCATCTTCTTCAAAATCAAAAAAGTTTCCGGACTTGACTTGCATGTCCGGCGAATAGGCTGATGTCATTCCCGGCGGCATCGGCACGTCAGACGTTTCCGTCATCGGTCCTGCAGCCTCAGCTGCTAAAGCCTGTTCCATTGTTTCGGGACGACCTGCGGCTGGTGGGGCCTCTCCAACTATCCCGCCTTCGCCAACCAAGCTGCCAGGTATCCCCGGTGGTTGACCTGGGGGAGTAAGCCCTTGGGGTGCTTGACCAGGTGCGCCACCTTGGGCTGCCGCCATGGCTGCTTGTTGCTGCTGTGCCTGTTCTTGTGAGTTGAACGGTTTGTCTGTGTACCCGATCGGAGTCAGGTTCGGATTTGCAAGTAGAGCTTGCATCAAGTCTGATTCAATTAGTTTTCTTCCGGTTCCGTCGCGGTATTCGTTGCCCGTAATCAGACCAGCTTGAAACTCCTGCATGAGGTAGCGTTCACGCTCCTGCTTGTAAAGAACAAGAACCGGAACGTCGTCCACATCAAAGTCAACGTAATAGTCTTCGTCTAATTCATCGAGACCTCGGCCGATCAATTCAAGATGGGGCATCATTGTTTCATTCCAAAAGACACGATGTTCTTCTGCGGCGTTTGAGAACGTGCGTCCTGCTGCGTTTCCGATGACCGACTCGGGCACGCCGAACGCCGCCAGGATTTCTTCTTTCGTCAACTGACGCATTTGCACGTAGTTTGCGTCTCTTGGTGACGCACCGGTGTCAACGAAGTCCACGCCCTCATCCGAGGAAACTACGGAGACCGCCCCAGCGCGACCGATATTACCCCTGAATCTATTGCGTAATTCATCTTTGTCGTCGTCGTCAATTTCGCCTCGCACAACAAGAAGACCGCCCGGCCTTCCGTCGTTGATCAAAAAGTTCCTGTTGTAAATTTTTGAAAGATTCTCGATCTCAATTGCGATACCGGCCGATTCCATCGGGGTGAGCGAAAGATAAGGGTCAAGTGGGTGTGGTTTTCTAACCCAAATCACGTCTCTTGCTGGAACAATGGTCTTTGTCCCATTTCTTAGGTCGACCTCAAATCCACTTACAAATTTTTTCTTGTCGGGGATCGGCGATGTGTGTCCGGGGGGAAGAAGTTGAAGCCCAATTATTCCGCCGTCACGGCCACGGATAATTTCGATGAACGCACCTCGCGACGACATCAAAAGTTGTGATGAAAGCCTGTACCTAAATACGAATGCATTTTCGCCGTAGTTTGCTCTTGAATTCAAAATCCTGAGCAGCGGGTGATTTTTCTTGTCGACTTTTTCTCCGTCCGGAGAATTGTCTTTTCTTAGGATCGCCGGAAGACGCGACTGATTGCCGGCAATAGCGTCGATGCACCTATTTACCCAAACAACCCGCTGAAAGCCTTCGCGGTATGCACGGTCAATGTCCCATGAATCCTTATAGGGCTTGCCAGTCTGATTCGGATTGAAAGCAACAGGTGCGCCTGGTGTTATAATCGATTTGGCTGAGGCGTTTTGCCCTTGCTTATTGGATACTTGATTCCAAGGCATAATTTATTGGTTATTCCATCCCCAGCAGATATCCGACCAACCCGCTCGTAACGCCGCACACGATAAACCCAATCGGGGGCGCGAAAAGGAACCCACCCACCGTTGTCATAATTATAAATGACGCGATGAGCCAATTGGCTACAGTCGGCCGCCGGAATCGCAATTTGGGTGAGATTTTCATACAACGAGACTACCACTCATCGGCAATCACCTAAATTACTATGGATGGTGAGCCCCTATCAGGACGAATCCGAATGACCAACTGGAATGAAGTATTGAAATATCTTGAGCCGAAGAAGGCTTTGTTTTGCCCTGAAGAACCCTCTTTGACCCAAAAAGTTTTTTTGCGCAGTTATGCCCTGGAAGCTCTTTTTGGAGGAGCTGCCGGCGGTGGTAAGAGTTCGGCCCTTCTTATGGCGGCGCTGCAATACGTGGACGTTCCGGGATATTCGGCGATTCTTTTTAGAAGGACTTTTGCGGACCTGTCGCTTCCTGGTGCCCTGATGGACAGATTCAGGCAATGGGTAGCGATGCATGATGACGTTCATTGGAACAACAACACCTATGTGGCGACATTTCCCTCCGGCGCAAGAATTTCTTTCGGATACCTTAATAATGTCAACGACTATTTGAGATACAAGGGTTCAGAATTCCAGTTCATTGGCATGGACGAGGTGACCGAAATACGGGAAAACGACTATCGATACCTGTTTTCGCGTCTTCGCCGACCAGCCAGCGGCCCGTTATCGAAGGTTCCGCTAAGGATGAGGGCGGCATCCAACCCGGCCCCAAACTGGGTCAGACAACGATTCATCGTCGAGGGCAAGAATCAGAACAGAATTTTTGTGCCATCCAAGCTCACCGACAACCCAGGCATCGACCCCGACTCCTACCGTCAGGCGTTGGCAGCGCTGGACCCGATCGAGCGCCGCCGCCTAGAAATGGGCGATTGGTGGGCGACGACACTCGGTACGTATTTTGATCGAACATGCTTCATCATCGTCGACCCGAATGAGGTGCCCCAAGTCCATTCGACAAGCAGGGCAGTTCGATTCTGGGATTTGGCAGCGAGCGAACCGACGTCAAATAATCCGGACCCAGACTGGACGGTGGGCACTTTGGTCCTTTTGGACCAGGGCGTTTCGTACATTTTGGATGTAAAACGCGCAAGACTCAAAAACGAGAAAGTGGAAAACCTCATTCTTCAGACGGCCATCGAAGACGGCCATGTTGTATCAGTTCGAATGGAGCAAGAACCGGGTTCATCCGGTAAAGCCCTGATCGACAACTACGCGCGCTATGTGCTACCTGGCTATGACTTTTCTGGTATTAGGTCAACTGGAGACAAAGAAACAAGAGCTAGGCCGTTTGCTGCAGCAGTAGCTAATGGAAATGTTCGCCTTGTTCGTTCTGCATGGCTAACAGATTGGCTTGATGAATTTAGCTCCTTTCCTGAGGCGTGTTCGCACGACGACCAGGTTGACTCGGCAGTTGGCGCGTTTACATTCCTCACCGGCCTGGGGTTGCCTCAAAGGAGAAAAGCCACTATCCTCCTCTGACAGAAAGTAGTAGCCTGTCATACACAAAGAGGAGCAACATGAACAATACCCCGCTCACACCAGAGTGTGAATCGATCATTGCCGACATATCGAAGGCTTTAGACCTTTTGCGTACGGCCGCCCAAAACGCCGCAAACCTAATCAAGGCGGTGGAATCATCATCAATTGATGACTCATGCGAACTTGCCGCGGCAATGAACAGGGCAAAAGCAGAAACAAAAGAGCTGTTTGAACTCCTGTCCGCCGACGTGATTTCCAAAATGGGTTCACTACCGGAACACATTCTGGCTGACGGCACCATAGTTGAGCGTCGTGCGGGTTCTGCCAGAAAAAAGTGGGACCACCTTACGCTCGCAAAATCAGTTACGGAAAAATTGCACCAAATGGCAATCGACATGGATACGGGCGAGATGACGATGAGCAATCAGGACATTGCGATTCGCCTTCTCGACTATGTTGCCCCCAGCTATTGGCGGGTAAAGAAACTGGCCGACCTTGGGATAAACGCAGACATGTACTGCGAGGTCACCGAGGGCGGGGTAAACCTAATCATTCGCAAGGGAGGAACCAGCGATGACGAATAAAATAGACAAATACCAACAACTTTCCGAGCCGTTTGCTCCAGAAATGGAGCGGACAATCACCAAGGGCGGTACGTCGCTCGTTTACATTCCGGTGAGCGAAGTCATAAACCGGCTCAACAAAGTGCTGGGCGTCGACAAGTGGACATTTGTTGTCCTCAAGTGCGACCGCGACCCAATCGACACCGATTTCGTCATTGCCCATGTCCAGATTCGCTGGTACTACAGCGACGGCATCGGATACGTCGAACGTGACGGGATCGGCGGCCAGCGCATCAAGCGAAACAAGGCAGGTCAAATTGTCGACCTCGGCGATGAATTCAAGGGCGCAATATCGGATGCCCTGAAGAAGGCTGCGCAAACATTGGGGGTTGGTTTGTATTTGGCGCGCAGTGAAGACGCAATCGAGATCGAAGCAGTCCTGGATGCGCAGTCGGCTCCCGCCCCAAAAGAGCCAGCCCGAGCTGAGACATCACCAAAATGGGCTGCTTTTCTCAGCGTGAGCAAGAAACTCAGCGCCGAGCAAAAGGAAGAGCTGAAGCGTCGTTGGGCAGAGTTCAGCGACGGTGCGGCTACCCCGACGGCCGCAACCGCGACCGAAGAAGAGATTGAGTTTCTCGCCGCCGAGGCGCTCGACATTCAACTAGGTAGCAAGGCTGAAGAATAGCCTTGTCCCAACTGCCTGAATATGTTTCCGCATCGTCGATCGGCACGTTTCAACAGTGCCCGCTGAAGTACAAACTCTCACGGATTGACCAAATAAAAGAACCGCCGACGAGGGAAACCCTGCTGGGGAATTTTGTACATGAGGTGATGGAAGGCTTCTACGCCATCGGGTCCGACCGTGAGCGCAATGTGGCGACAGCTCAGCAAATTTATTCCGAGGTGTGGGAGTCCGGCGACTGGGCGGCCAAGGTTTCCCCATATCTCAGAGAAATGTCCATGAAGTTATTCAGGTGGAACGCCTGGTGGTGTATCGAGAACATTTTCAAGATTGAAAACCCAGACACAATCGACGTCAAAGGAATTGAGTTGGAACTTGACGTAACAATCGATGGTGTCCGTATCAAGGGTTTCATCGACAGGCTGGCAACGATCAACGGCAGGGATACGATTTCCGATTACAAAACGGGCAAAACGCCAAACGCAAAATATATGTCTGACAAGCACTTTCAGCTTTTGCTTTACTTTGTCTGCCTGTCGCAAGGATTGAGCCTGAATGAACCGATGCTTGAACTGCTGTATCTCAAAGACGCTCAGGTTAGGACAGTCGAACCAACACCCGAGCTGTGTGCCGGCGTTGTGGAAACGGTGGTGACGGTCAATTCCAAAATACAAAACGCTTTCGAGGCCGAACAGTGGGAGGCCGTTCCGTCAAAACTGTGCGACTGGTGTTTTTTCAAATATAATGGTTGTACTCATTACACAAAAAACATGAGGAGACGTTAGTAATGATCATGAATGATGAAACATTTGCCAGACTCGTAGCTGACAATGTAAAAAATAGGACCACGGCCCCCCAGAACAAGTACCTTGAACTCCCAGAAAATAACGCAAAATGGCAACGGGCGTTGAACGCATTGATTAGAAACTTGGATTCGCAGATTGCCGAAATCACATCCGATGCGCAGGCCGACTCGGAGAGATACTCAAATGTTGGTGACGCCGGCACAGAATTATTGGCTCAGGCCGTCGCAAACTACGACGCCAGAAAACAAAAAATTGAGCGCTTTCGTTTTTATGTTGTAAAAAAACTTGCCGATGTGGTGCTGACGGACCAAGCAAACAAGACACACCTCGGTTCAGGGGAATCACTCGTCCATCGTGCCATCCGTAAACACATGGATATGAGTCGTATATATGGGATTGAAAACACCCCCCTGGATCGCGCGCTTTATGACTCCCTCAACGGAATTTGGTCGTTTGATGACATCAAGGAGGACGACCTTCTTGAATACAGCTTCAATGACCATGCGCCGGCGCTCTAAGAAAAAAGAAAAAGAGTACGTCGAGCGGCGGAAAATAGTCTCGCGGTTGCTTCGGGAGCGGCCGTTTTGTGAAGCGTGTCCGGTGTTTGCGAAACACGACCGTTTGTCCACGTATGTAAGAAAAAACAGTGTGGATGTTCATGAGTTGGTCCGCCGATCGCAGGGCGGGTCGATATTGGATATTGATAATTTGATGTGTGTTTGTCGTAGTTGTCATCGGCGTATCGGTAACTTCCCAGCTCTTGCGTTTGAACTTGGTCTGGCTAAGCGTGGCTGGGAACGCTGAATGTTAGATTTCATAAATGCGAACTGCCGGGATAGACCTTTCTCTTACGTCCACCGGCCTGTGCATATCAAAAGTTCCGAGAACTATAAGGTCAAAACTTCGTGGTGCTGAGCGTCTAATCGAAATAAGAGATGAGCTATTGAAACAGCTCACAGAAAATAATGTTGATGTAGTTGCCCTGGAGGGCTATTCGTACTCATCAAGATTTTCCCAAGCCCACTCAATAGGGGAATTGGGTGGCGTAGTGAGGGTCGCACTTTGGGAATCTGGAATAAAGATTGTTGTAATACCCCCGACCAATAGGGCCAAGTTTGCTACCGGCCGAGGAAATGCGTCCAAGGACGAGGTCGTTGCTGCGGTCCTTAGTATGACCACGATAGAGAGGCAGCCGGGATTGGACGATCTCTGTGACGCCTGGATTTTGGAGCAGATGTTGCGATACATTTTAGGTGAAAGAAGTTTGAGTCTTTCTGAAAAACAACTAGCCGCTCTTGAAAATATAGAGCACGAAATAAAGGAGAATGCAGATGGTGTTTGATCGAAGCGCACCGATTAGCCAAGTTGAAATAGAACATGAACTGCTTCGCCTTCTCGACCTGCTCGAACAGGAGACCGAGGCGTTTGAAAAAATCGCCGAAGATAACGCCAAGAAGGATTCCCTGCACAAAGCGAACTGGGCAAAAGAATACCTGTCCGGTAAGGGGTCGGTAAAAGAACGGGAAGCTTGGGCCGACTACAAAACCGCCGATATGGACTTTGACGCAAAAATTGCGGAGGGGCTTTTGAAATCAAAACGCGAAAAACTCTTGTCGCTGCGAACGAGTATCGACGCCCTTAGAACGCTGAACGCGAATGTCAGGGTTCAGGTTTAGGGTGATTCACAAAAATCTAAAAATCGAGAATTTGAAGCCTGCACCGTGGAGGTGCAATCACGTTCAGTCGCCAGAGATGAAGGTTTTGACTCAATCGATTGTTCAACATGGTTGGTTATACCCAATTATTGTTTCGTCGTCCAGCATGGAGATAATCGACGGTTTTCATAGGTGGGTGTGTGCACAAAATAATTCAGACATTTTTGAACGCGATCTCGGTGTTGTTCCGTGTTTACTTGTCGACGTGTCGGCCATTGATGCGATGGTCATGCATGTTCAGCTGAATCGACCGAAGGGGAACCTTGTTGCCAAGAAACTTTCAAACTTGATTAGGTCGGTTACCTACTCCAAAAAATACGACGAGTTGGAAATTCAAAAAAAATTGATGATGACCGACCAAGAGTTTGAACTATTGCTTGACGGAACGCTTTTGAAGGGCAAGAAACTGTCGGAGCACACTTACTCTCGGGCTTGGGTTCCGATTGAGGCTCCCGCTGGCAGCAGCCCGCAGTCGGTTAAAATTGAGAGGCCGCCAAACGCTGACAGGTAAATCCCGCGACGAGGGGGCAAGTGTTAGAATTTGGGGTAGCCAGAAAGGCTTGTTTATGGTCGTCCCCAATGTAACTCCCGATGTTGAGCCAGTCCCCGGGCCGGTGCCTGGTGTTGGGGGCGGTCGAAGACGACCGACATTTTTGCGTCGTGCAGCCGCTTATGCGCTGAGACGTGCCGCTGATCGTTTACAGCGGCAGGGCAGAAGAAGAACGGCAGCCGGTCAAGGCAGAGCGCTCATTCGTGAACGCAGGGGCCGTCTTTTGGGTGGAGTTGCGGCCTAATCCACAATTGGAGAAATAAATGTTGGTTTCGGTTTCCGATCTAAGAACATACATGGACGTTACGTTCACCAATAGGCAGACTGATGCTGCCGAATTTGTTCTAGCCGGATTACAAAGCGAGATGGAAGCCTATTTGGGTCGCCCGATTGAGTCCGGAGAGCAAGAAGAGCAGCACGTAATTCCGGCATCTTTTTACGCAATGCCACAGACAAGTTTTTTCTACGAACGAGAACAGAGCACAACTGACGCAACGGTTGAGTATGTGACTCCAGGAATTCACCTACCGCTGAGAAGGTCTCCAGTGATATCGGTTGCAAGCGTCCACGTTTCCTCGATTTCCAGCAGCGTTTATTTGGGTGAAGCGGTACAACGATCCGCAACCATTTCTGATGCGAATGTATCGGGTGGCTTCATAGTCTTTACAACCCCAACCGCACACAAGTTCACCGTGGGCCAAAGGGTTTCGGTCAGCGAAGTGAGCCCGTCCGCATACAACGTCAGCGCTTCAGAGGTTGTCGAGGTAACGACGACCACCTTCAAGGTAAAAACACCGCCAGATACAAATTTTTTGGATTACAACTCCGGAGGCAAGGCTTCTGCGGTTGGCACCGGTTACGTGGTGCACAGATGGGGTCTAGAGATTTTCGGCGGATTACCCAATGACGTAGTTACAGTCGTTTACACGGGTGGTCTTGATGGGGCAGATATACCAACCATGAAACTTATGATTCTTCGAGCTGCGACAAGGGAGATGCAGAATATGCACGACGACGTTGTCGGAGTTAAAGATTTGAATCCAAGAAACGTTGCCGTTGCGGAAACCGGCTTCCTTGAAAAAGAACTATCCGTACTCAAAACTTTTCGCCGTAGGAGAATAAGTTGACCGTAGATATAGACATCAAAGTTAAGGGAGTCGCAAAAACTCAGGCTCGTTTTACCGGGATGATTGCCCGGTCGAAAGCATTTGAACCCATTTTCATCAAAGCCAAAAAGCAACTTGAACTGTCCAATGCCGCAAACTTCGCAGCTAACGGTCTTCCGGCGGGCGGATGGGCTCCCCTTGATCCGCAGTATGCGGCATTCAAGGCGGCAAAGTTTCCTGGTCGTCCAACACTCGTAGGAAACGGCCGACTGTTTCGGAGTGTTGCGACGATGTCGAGTGGTCTGTCTTCAATCTCCCCGACAAAAGCCGAGTTCGGTACCAATGTTGAGTATGCAAAATTTCATCAATACGGAACGCGCAAAATGCCGAAACGTAAAATTATTTTTGAGCCGGCTGGTTTCGCCAAAAACACTGCCAATGACGCAACCAAGTGGATATCTGCAGGGTAAGTCATGCCTGGCGAATTGATGTACGGTGCGCATTTTGCGAAGGACTATGTCACGACCTTCTTGCAAGCCGACCTTCCGATTAGGTTGAATCGATATCGCAACGGTTGGAACGTTGACGATAACTCTTTGCCCAATCCGCAGTTATATGTCAGTTATGAACCATTGGCTTTGGATACGTGGCCAACGATTATTACGGTCGCAATCAATGCAAGTTCCTTCTCGCGGTTCAATCATGAACCCGGTTTTGACCCGGTTTATTACGTCACCTATGCCCTTAGAACCTACGTTTGGGTTAGGGGTGGCAATTCGGAAGAAGCAACCCTTATGCGAGATCGCTTGACTGCGGTTGTCCGTTCTGCACTGCTTGACTATCCCTGTTTTACTCGGCATGACGCAACAAGGGATGCAAGAGTTGAAGAAACAAATCTGTCGGAAGAATACTCAGACCTCACCCTTCTGAAGGGTGACAGAGTGATGGCCGGCGCATTCGTCGGGTATAACGTCATTATGGAAGAGGCGATCACAAGAGAGCCGTTCGGAACTTTGGAAGAGATTGACCTTGAAGTCGTTTCTCAGCCATTGACGCAGCCCTTCACGGTATAATCGGTTCATGTACTTTTTCAAATCTGTGCTTGACATCGCCGAAGTTGAACTTCAGGACGGCCAAATTCTCGTAAAAAACCTCACAGGAAGACCGTTTCGTGTTGGTACCCCTGGGCAATTAGTAAGACCGGACGGTCTTGCCGTGGTCCAATCGAACGATCCGATTGTTCGACATAATCTAAATTTGAACAGGATTGCCGAAATCGGCCATGTTGTTGCAAAAAAGTCTTCATCAGCCCCAAAGAAAGCTCGAAAGAAGAAGTCGGAGTCGTCCGATGGGGCAGGGCAGCCAGAAGTGGTTGCCGTTGAGGAAGCAAAAGTCGACGAAGCGGAAGCCGAGACCCCAGCAGTCGAGGCAACCCCAGTCGAGGCGGCTGACGTGCCTGTGGAAACAGGGGTAGATGTCGAGCAGCCAAAACTTGCGCCAAACGTGGACGAAGGTTCACTATAATCGCAGTAGCTCATATTCGTAGCTGATCTCCTTATTGACGGAGGAAAAAATGCCAGGTGTAGTTGTAACGACAGCGGTCCGCACGGGCCCAACCAATGCTCAAGTCATGCCGACCGCGACGCTCTTTGTTGCGGGCGTGACCGTGAGGGGTCCTGAAGGAAAGGCTATTGCCGTTTCAAGCATCGCCGAGTTTGAAGCCGTTTACGGTGGATACACATCAGACGGTTGGGTGAATCAAACTCTTGAAACATTCTTTGAAGAGGGTGGCGCGCGCGCTTATGTTTCGCGCGTTATCCCAGATGATGCACTCAATGCAACTCTCGAACTCGACAATGCAACGGCGGACACTTGCATGGTGCTTACTGCTTCCGGTGAAGGTGCATGGGCGAACGCTGGTGGCTTGAAGGCTTCGGTGGCAAACACCGCTGGCTCATTCAAAATCACCATCCTTCTCGACAACGAGATTGTTTATGCAACGTCGCTACACACGACGGTCGCTGATGCGGTTGACGAGATTAACGGAAGCGCCACTGGCGGTCTGTACATCACGGCGGCTGCCGGTGCCAACTCGGGTGTTCCTGTCACAATTGCCGCATCCAACTTCGCTGGCGGCGCAGATGGCGGAGCGCTTGATGATGGCGACCTTGCTGAAGCGCTTGCGTTCTTCATTGATTCGTTTGGTCCGGGAGCAGTTGCGGCGCCCGGCTTCTATTCGTCGGGCAATTATGACGCGTTGATTAGCCACGCAGTTCAATACGGAAGAATTGCGCTTCTTGGATTCGATCGCGATGAGACGCCGGCCGCAGCAGCTGCAACAGCTGCCGGTTATGCGGATGCTGTCGGCGCCGAGTACACGGCATTCTTCTACCCGTGGGTGAAGATTCCAAACGGCAACCTGACATCGGTAATTCCTGCTGAGGGTTATGTTGCGGCAAAGCGCGCGAAGGTTCACAACGAAAAAGGCCCGTGGACGCCATACGCTGGCGCCTCGACGGAAGCTGCTTTCGTGACTGCTCCCTACAAAGTGCTGTCGTCTCAAGAAGAGGCGCAACTTGTCGATGCCGCGGTCAACCCAATCAAGTTGGTCAACGCAACCGTGCGCGTCTATGGTGCACGTTCGGTCTCTAGCGACGTAAGCAATTTCCGTTTCATCAACGGTCGCGAGACACTGAACTACATCGTGTACGAGTCAAAGTATTCTCTTGAGTCGTTGGTGTTCCAACCAATCGACGGCCGTCGCGCACTGTTCGCAAGAATCGGCTCGACGCTGACAGCGATCATGGACAGAATCCGTGTTGCTGGTGGCGTCTATGAGGCGGTTGATGCGAATGGCAAGCTTGTCGACCCCGGCTACTCGGTTGTGGTCAATGACTCGCTGAACCCGGTCAGTCAGCTGGCCAGTGGAACGATCAGGGCGCGCGTCGGCGCCAGAATCTCTTCGATTGGTGAAACGATTGAAGTAGAGATCGTCAAATCCAACCTTACGGCGTCAGTTGCCTAATCCATACGGAGGATAGATAATGTCAAAGAAACTTGCTCAGCGCCAGATATTCGCGGAAATCGCCCCGATTACCGGCCAAGACATTTTGGGTCCGACACTGTCGGGATTTTTCGCCCAGATCTCCGGTGGCGAAATCACAGCTGCCGTTGAAAAAATCTATGTCGGTGGAGAAAAGTTTCCGGAAGTGCTTTGTGCGCCATCCGAGGTCGGTGACGTGACGTTGACCCGCCACTATTCAAGCGACGAAAGAACCATCCTCAAGGATGTTCGTAAGGTCGTGGGTCGCGCCTACTACGAAATCAAGGTTTATGACACAAATTGCGACCTGATTAGCAATCAGTCCGAGCGCGTATATTCAAAGGCGCTTCTTGTCGGCCTTACCGAGCCAGATGGAGACTCCTCGTCCGGCGCCCCAGCGACGTTCGCTTTGACCTTTGCCGTCAGCGGCGAGCCCACACAGTAGTAGCTAATAAGCTCCCGTAGGTGGTTGCGCCGCGGACCATGAAGAGTTGCTAGTGTTGCGTCCATGAGCAACAACGAAATCTACTCGATTGAAACAGAATTGCCCGCAGAGTTTCCGGATGACAACGTCCTTGGTCAACTCAAGAACGTCATCGCCAAGAAGGTCAAGCGTAAGCCAATCTTCTTGAATGTTCCAGAGCGTCCTGGGGTTCAGATTCTTATCAGCCCAAACATCACGCAAAACCAAATCAAGGCGTGGCAGAAAAACTGTGGCTCGGAAACCAAGAACGGTATTGATGCAACCAAGTTTGCGTGCACCGTCATTGGCCACACGACCATAGGTATTTACCTCAACGGAGACGAGGTGCTGGAGGAAGGCAAATCACTTGGTTTTGCATCGCCGGCCGTTCTTGAAATGACGCAAACAAAGCGAGCAATTCCTGATGCAATCCAGGCTTTCTTCGGCCTCGATCCGCACGTTGAATCAGCCGCACTTGCAATCATTGATGCTTCCGGTTACGGCGACTCCGTGGAGAGTACCGAAAACCCTACGATACAGTCCTAGACGATCTAGCTGAAGACAACCGCGTCATAACGGCGGCAAGGTTGAGTGAGGTGTTTGGGGCTAGTCCAATCGACATTCTCAATGTGAGTATTGACGAATGGCTCATTTTGGTGGCCTGTGGTAAAGTTATTGAGGCGGATCGGCTCGCCGCCGAACGCGAAGCACAGGGGTATTAGCCCGTATTTAGTAGGTAGCTGAGGTCATCGGTGGCTGACGAACGCGTATCAATAGTAATCGATATAGACGTCAAGGATGTTGCGTCTATTGCTGCCGTACAAGCGGCTCTCGCAAATCTAAACAGGACCACAAAGCATAACGCCGCTTCAATGCGGATCATGCGTGGCGAGAACCAGAAGGTGACTGCCGGTCTTATTGGTGCCGGCAAGGGAGTGAAAACCCTTCAGGGACAGATGGGCAAACTCAACACCGCTGCAAAAATTTTCCAGAAAACCGCCCGCGTCCTCATGTTCACGATTATCGGTATGGGCATTGAATTCGTGATTACGGCCGCGGCGCTCGCGTCAGTGAACCTTGTGTTTGCAACTGGTCGATTTCTTGCCAAAGCTTACAACTACACGATGCAGGCGTTGGCGGGAACGCTCGCGGCTGTTGGCGTAGCAGCGCTTGGAGCTGCGGCGGCGTTTAGGGAGGTGACCGCCGCCCAGCAAGCTTTTAGATTCAAGGGATCAGACAATCATGCAGCCGGAATCGCTGATGCGACTGGGGCACTAAGAAATCTGTACGCGGATTCGACGCTGGCTACGGCAGGTATCACTGCGCTGAACCAGGCGTTTGCGGCGGTGACCAAAAATTCGGCATTTACGGCGCAAACCCAGGCAAGCCTTAAGGCGATGATGGATTTTGCTGCCGCGTCAGGAGACACCACCAAGGGTTTGAGTGCCGCAGCTTCTTTTCTTGGTTTGATGCAAAAAGAATCAAAATTTACGAAAGAGGCTTTGGCTGCGGCCGCACAAGTCGGTCCGGAGTTTGATAAAGCACTCAAGAAATTGCGAGGCTCCGGAAAAATAAAAGACACCAAGGACCTGATGACCGCCATACAGTCCGGCGCACTAGCCAAAGAAGCGGGCGTGACTGGTGCAGCAGACGCAGTGTCAATGACCTTGGTTGCTCAATTCAAAGGATATATGACCCAACTTTTTGGTGAGATGGCTTCCATCGGTCAAGACCTTTTGAACCCGTTCAAAAAAGCACTGTTTGACATATTCCTCGTTGTCAGAAGGACGATGAGAAGAATCAGCTCGGACCTTCTCGCTTTTGGTAAAGGTAGTGCGATCGACGCGATAGTAACCGCAGTCGAAAAGATTTCAGATTTTTCGGTCAACCTGTTCAGAAAGTATTTGCCTGCAGCTGACGGATTTTTTGCTCGAACCAACAAGGTGTTTGTAGCAATGGAGCGGTACACGAGAAGATTCCTCGACGTGATTCGGCCGCTTCAAAAAGGCGGAACGATCATCATTGATATGTTCGGTAAACCGATTTCGGAGATATTCAAGGGTTTTGGCAGAAACATCCGGGATTTCAGCACGCTAGCCGTGGAAAACAAGGACAAATTTTTGGAATTCGGTGAGTCGCTAAAAAATCTTGTGGCTGCGTTTTTTGATATGTCGCACCAGTTCAAAAAAATGTTCACCGAAGCTCTCCCCATAATCAACAGGGTCGTCAATGCTTTGGCTCTTTTGATTAGAATTGTCGGGGATTTTTTCGGTCTTATGTCAAAAGCCGGACCGCTTGGTGCATTCATGCCGGTGCTTGGGGCCATCATGGCGATAATGAAGGGACGGCGTTCCGGTGGTGGTATAGGAGGCAAGTTTTTACGCGGTTCGTATGGACTGGCGATGGGTAATACGCCCGGCATACCTTTTGCCATGCGTGGCGCACAGGGTCCGGACGCAGCCTTGGCGGGCGCCATGGGGGGAATAAATACGGCAGCCCAAAACCAAACAGCCGCGGCCAGTAATTTGCAAGGTTCGGCACAGAAACAGCAGTTTGCCGCGGTGGAGTTGTCGGGTGCGGCACGCGCGTTGTCGTTAGCGGCGCAGGCTAACATGCGCTTTGGGGCGGCAACGGGCGCAAACGGAATGGCCGCACAGATCGCCACCAAACAGCGACAAAATTATGCAATTCTGAAAAATGCGCAGGGTCAATACATCGATCCGACAACCGGAAAAGTCATAAGAAATACCATAGCGACCGATGAGGCATTTCAAAATTACATGAATCGAAATGTCGCCGTTACTGCGAAAATGAATCTTCCGCAACCGGCGGCTGGTAATGCGATCGTGACTGATGCGACTGCACCGTTATACGGTCAACATAGTGGCTTTATGCGCATGATGCAAAGACGGCAAGCACAAATGGAGACTTCCGGCCCGTTTCACCATCTTCCAGGCTTTGTTCCCAACACGGCAAAACCCTTCCCTGGTACCGGTACCCCTGTTAGAAATCCGTTCATGCCGGTCGTGTCGACACCAAGCACGCCAGTGATGGTTCCGCAGCCTATGGTTTTACCCGCGGGGACTGTCGCGCCTGGAGCCGGAGCCGCCTTGACGGGAGGTATGGGGGGATTCAGATCGGGTATAGCAAATTTGTTCCCTAACTTCCGAGGCAACGCGCTAACAGCCAAAGGGTCCATAAGCCAGTACTACAGAGCGATGAAAGCTGCCGGCAAGAATCGTTCGGCGGTCGTAGGAGCCGGATTGAAAAAAACTGCTTTGGCTCTCACCGGTGGCAGTTTGATGAGTGGGGGATATCGAGCAGCCATCCAGGCACAGCAAGAAGCATTCGTGGAAAAGGGTGGAGATCCCAACGCCTTCAAAGCCAAGAGGGGCGCAGCAGTCAAGTCTGCACTAAAAGCAAACATGGGACTGGGGAACATGGCATTGAGCTTGGGTGGATCGTATTTGGCGAATAAATACGGCACCGAAGAAGCACAAGGCGCACTGCAGGCGGGAGCTGGTCTGATGATGATGTCCCCACTGGCCGGTATCGGAGTTGCGGGAATCGGAACCGCAATGTCATCGCAGACAACCAAGGGTGGCGTCATGTCCGGTATGGTCGGCGGAGCAGCAACAGGCGCCCTTATCGGAAGTTTCATACCCGGAATCGGAACTGCCCTCGGAGGAATAATTGGCGCCGGCGTGGGTGGGCTTGTTGGCTGGTGGAAGTCAGACCAAAACAAAAAGAAGATGCGCGACGACGTCCAGAAAAGAATGTCTGGAGCAATGTTGGTTCCGATCGCTGCGGCGATGGTTGAGGGGAGTTCGAAAGCCGCAATAGATGCGGCGGAAGCCAATGTCAAAAAAATGAAAAAGATGAAAGGTGCGGGCTCCGACGCTCAAGGCAAGTATCTCGACAAACTCGTGAAGGACGGTCTCATTTCGGTGGAGGAAAAGGAACGAGCCTTCGCAGACCCGAATGCACGACAAGACCTTTTCAACAAATTAAATAAAGACGCAGCGCTTCAACTCAAGGTCACGACGAAAGTGATGGGCCGTTTCGATAAGACCATGGACGGGCTAACACAGGCGACCGGCATGACCGAAGAAGAAATCATGGCACTTGCCTCAAAGATGGGCGTTGACCTTTACGACGAAACCAAAACGCTCGAGGAACAAATTACCGCGTTGGGTAAAGCGATGAAACTGACGGCGAAAGAACTTGACAATGCGATCAAGGATGTGGTCCTCAAGAATTTGGACAGGCTCGAAAACTTCAAGACGAATTCCGAGCTAGAAGAAGCTGTCGACTCGGCACAAAACGCTTTTAACAGTGCTCCGAACATGGACACCGCCCGGAGCGTGATCGGTCAGATGGTGACGTTCCTGCAAACAAAATATCCGAACAATCAAGCAAAAGTTCTTGGCTCACTGTTCGAAATGTTCGATCCATCGAGCGACAATTATGTCTTTGGCCCGAAAGGCCCACTGGGGGGCGCAAAAAATATGCCCACAGATAAACGAAAAGAAATGGAAGACGCAATCAACAAGGAGTTTTTGACTCCTGCCATAGCTGATGCGGCAGGAATCGGCGCCACGCAAATCGGTGGAATGTTGAGCCAGGAAGAGATTTTGGGCGGCCCTCAGGCAATGAAAAACGTAGAGGGGGCGATTGCGACGGTTCTCAGGAGCGGAGACCAGGGAAGAATAGACAAGATGCAAAACTTTTTGAAATACGGCAATCTTGCTAACAAGAGTCCTGCCGAAGCGGCGAACGCGATCGAGAGAGCCCTTGGTTTCGAGCCGGGAAGCATATTTGCCGGAGGTTCTTTCACGAAACGAGACACAACAGAACTTTTCGCAAAGCTTTCACTAGAGAAAGAAACTCAAAAGCAGCTCACGGCGGCAGTAGCCAATGGACTCAACGAGAAACCGAGTTGGTGGGATAATGACGTTCCGGATTGGTGGACCAGAGGTTTGAAAGCGAAGTCTGATAGTGGGGGAACGTTTACGTTGCTTCCTGGTGATGACACCAAAACCCCGCGAGCAAAACAATTCGGCGACACATCGGTTTCAAGGAGACTGCGGTCGACTTTGGGTGCGCATGCCGCAATGGATGGCAGACTGACCGGCAAGCGAACAATCACGAGCTCGTACAGAACTTTCAATCTCGGTTCGCCAAGCTCGGATCACGCGTCGGGGGCGGCATACGACCTGACCGGTCAAAATCTTGGTCAGTACGCAAAAATGGTTCGCAGCGGGGGTGGCTTTGCAGAATTCCACGGAGTGAATGCCAATCGCCACTTG